GGGTACAACATGGGCGTTGGCCGTGCGCCCACGAGGGAAGTGCGCGGCTGCGGCCTTTTGAGCTTCACTGGAACCCTGCCCAAGATTGAGCGCGGTCTCTACGAGGAAGCGGCGGAGCGCATGGCCTGTTCCCGCTGGTACAGGCAGGTGGGACGACGCGCCCGCGCCGTCTGCTACATGATGCAGACAGGCCGCTACCCGGAGAGCTTGCGATGAATGTCGGCATCCTTGACAGCCTGCGGTGTATGGACGGCGGCTGGAGCTGCATGCGCATCGTGACCATGTGCGTCTGCGTCGTCGTGCTGGGGATGTGGGTGTGGGGCTGCTTCTGGGAGGGTCACTTCATCCATCTGGGCTGGGAAGAAGTCACGCTTCTGGTCGGCACCCAGAGCGCCAAGGCCGGCCAGCTCTATTTTGAACGGGGGCTGCATGGCCCGGAGGAGAATGCATGAGGACTGCCGTCATTCTGCTCGCGGCCATCGTCGTGTATGGCGGCACGTTCGCTGTGCAGTATGTACGCCTGCAAAAAGCGGAGGCCGTGTGCGCTTCGCTGGAATCCGACCTCAAGGAATGGAAGGAGGCGGCGGGCCGCTGGCAGGCTATTGCCGACCAGGCGCAGAAGGGCGAGGCCGCCCTTGAGGCGCAGGCGCAGTCCTGCCTCAACCGCGAGGCGGCGGCGCGCGCGGATGCCGACGCATGGAAGGCCCTGCTGGAAGAAGCGACTCTGCGCGACATGACCCCCAAGGAAGAAATGGGAGTGCCGGACGATGCTACTCGCAAGATTTTGCTGGACGCTTTGGATCGGCCTTTGTAGCGGCGCGGGGCTTGTCGCCTGTGCGCGGCCTGCCCCGGAGCCGTCCGCGCCTGTGGTCGTGACCGTGGCCCGGTGCGCCCGGCCCGCCAAGCCGGAGCTGCCCGCCATGAAGGGGGCGTTTCTGGAAAGCCGGGCGGGCTATACCCTGCTGCGCGTGCGCGAAGCCCGCATCAGGGCGTATGTGGCCGGGCTGGAGGATGCCCTGAATTGTTACGAGGCTCAACTGCCGACGTCGCCGACGAATAGCGACAGCAATTCCCCCGCACAGGATTCGAGCGAGGCGCAGCCGTGACTTCCGTATCCAGATTTTTTGAGGAGCACTGGCTGGGGCTGCTCCAGACGGCAACCAGTATGCTGGTGGTATGGGGCTGGTGGAGCCTGAAACGTCTTTTTGTGACCAGTGCGGATTTCAAGAAGGCCCAGGCGGAAACCGATGCCCGCTTGGAACATATTGAAGCCAAGCAGGCGCAGAGGGACAACGACATGGCCGCCATACGGGAGAAGATGGACAGCCTGCCGAGCCAGAAGACCGTTTACGACATCAATCTTCAGCTTGTGGAAATCCAGGGCGAGATGTCACGTACATGCGAAGAATTGCGCGGTCTGCGCGAAATCGTGGTGCGTGTAGAAAGGCAGACAGACCTTCTCTATCGAAAGGGGCTGGAGAGTGAAAAGTGAAGTACCGCAAACCGCCGGAGGCGCGCGGCGTGCCGCGCCTGGAGCGACGAGCGAGCGCGCGGGCGGGCTTTTGCCCGTCGCGCATGATTGCGAGCGAGGAGCGGAGAAATGAGCAATAACGTCATCACCAAAAACCGCCGTCTGGCCATCCTGCGTTTTTGCATGGAAGCGGCGGATTATGGGCTTAATACCAGTACGCTTCAGCACGCCTTGGAGCGCATCGGCCATGCCGTGTCCCGCGACACGGTGGAAGGCGACGCCGCATGGCTGGCCGAACAGGAGCTTGCCACGGTGGAGCATCCGGACGGCCTGCCCGTGACCGTGGTGCGCGTCACTGCGCGCGGTCTGGACGTTGCAAAGGGGCTGGCCACGCATCCCGGCGTGGATCGCCCACTACCGAGGTAGATATGGGAGGCGCAAGCAAGGTCCGCCGCCTGCCGCCGGAGCTGCGCGAGCAGCTTCACGCCATGCTTGACCGGGGCGTGCCGTTGTCGGCCATCACGGAACACCTGAAGAGCCTTGGCGCGGACGTATCCCGTTCCGGCCTGGGCCGGTACAAGCAACAGGTGGACAAGGTGGCCGAGAGGATGCGCGAATCCCGGCAGATGGCAGAGGCCGTCATGGAGCATCTGGGCGCGCAGGCAGCCACGGGCAAGGGCGGTGCCGCCCTGGTGGAAATGCTGACCACGCTGACCAACGACTACATGCTGCGCCGCCTGGACAATCCTGACGCCGAACTGGAGGTGGATGAGCTGCGCGCCCTGGCGCGCGCCGTCAAGGAACGCGCCCAGGCCGCGCGTGCCACGCAGGACTATGACCAGAAATTGCGCGAGGCGGCGCGTCGCGAGGCTGCGGAGGCACTGGAGAAGGCTGTGGACAAGGCCGCCGGCGAAGGGAACGCCATCACCGCCGAGCAAGCCTATGCGCGCGTCCGGGCGCTCTATCGGGGGGAGGCGTAACATGCCGATGCGCGCACGAGACAGACGGCATTTGGCCGTTATGGGCAACCCCTGTTCTGCTGTCGCCATCCGTAGGGTGCTTCGCTCCCAACGGCTGCCGCATCGCGGCGAGGCGTGAAATGCAGCCGCCCCTTCTCCATCCCTACCAGAAACGGTGGTTTGACGACGCCTCGCGATTCAAAATCGGCATGTTCGCCCGGCAGACGGGCAAGACGTTCACCACCACGCTGGAAATCGCAGATGACATGGTGCGTGCGGAGATTGAGGGGCGGCGCACGCGCTGGGTCATCCTGTCCCGTGGCGAGCGACAGGCCCGCGAGGCCATGGAGGAAGGCGTCAAGCTGCACCTTCGGGCGTACAACATGGCCTTTGAGCCGTATGAGACGGATTTCCGCCTTGCCGACCGCACCACGGTGCGCGCCATGGAGGTGGTCATGGAGCACGGCAGCCGCGTCACGGCCCTGCCCGCCAATCCGGACACGGCGCGCGGCTTCTCCGCCAACGTCTTTCTGGACGAATTTGCTTTCCATCCCGACAGCCGGGCCATCTGGCGCGCTCTGTATCCTGTTGTCAGCAAGCCGGGCCTCAAGCTGCGCGTGGTCTCCACGCCCAACGGCAAGAGCAACAAATTCTATGACCTGATGACCGCTGCCGATTCCGCTTGGTCGCGTCATGTGGTGGACATTTACCAGGCTGTGGCCGAGGGGCTGCCGCGCGACATTGAAGAACTGAAGGCCGGTTGCGGCGACCCGGATACCTGGGCGCAGGAATATGAGCTGCAATGGCTGGACGAGGCCAGCGCGTGGCTGTCCTTTGAGCTGATCAATTCGGTGGAGCATGACTTGGCGGGCAGGCCGGACGGCTACACGGGCGGCCCTGTCTTTGTGGGCGTGGATATAGGCCGGCGTCGCGACCTGTATGTGATATGGGTGCTGGAGCCGGTGGGCGACGTGCTCTGGACGAGGGAAATCGTGGAACGGCGCGGGGCCAGCTTCGCGGAGCAGGATGCCCTTCTGGCGGATGTGTTCAGCCGCTACCGCGTCCTGCGGTGCTGCATGGACCAGACAGGCATGGGCGAGAAGCCCGTGGAGGACGCGCAGAGCCGCTACGGCACAAGCCGCGTGGAGGGCGTGCTGTTTACGGGGCCGAACAAGCAACTGCTGGCCACGCTCGGCAAGCAGGCGTTCGAGGACAGGCGCGTCCGCATTCCCTTGGGGGACGACAATCTGCGCAGCGACTTGCACAAGCTGAAGAAGGTTTCCGGCCCCACGGGCGCGCCGCGTTTTGTGGCCGATTCGGACGACAGCGGGCACGCTGACCGTACCTGGGCGCTTTTCCTGGCCGTAAGCGCCGCCGTTTCCCCTCGCATGGAATACGGCTATGCCCCGGCCCGCTCCCCGGAACGTTCGTACAATGACACGCATCGGCTGCGGCTGCGGCCCGACTTTGACAATGACGATTTCCCGGCCCGGCATGGTGCCGGGTTCGGTTCCGGAGCGTGGTAATGTCCAGATTATATGATGCCTACGGAAATCCCATCAATACGGGGCTGCTGCATGAGGAACTGGCAGGGCCAACGGTGACGGGCGTGCGGTCGCCCATTGCCGGGCATCCGTCGCACGGCTTAACGCCGGAATCGCTCACCGGCCTGCTTCTGGAAGCCGAACAGGGGGATGAGCAGGCGTATCTGGAACTGGCGGAGGAGATGGAAGAAAAGGACTTGCACTACCGGGCCGTGCTGGGCACGCGCCGCTTGCAGGTCTCCGGGCTGGACATCACTGTCGATGCCGCTTCCGATGCCGGTGAGGACGTGAAGGCCGCTGACCTTGTGCGGGATTGCGTGAGCAGTATCCGCCCCGCGTTGTTCGATATGCTGGATGCCGTGGGCAAGGGCTTCTCCGTCTGTGAAATCTTCTGGAACACGGAGGGACGCCAGTGGATGCCGGAGCGTTTTGAATGGCGCGACCCGCGCTGGTTCGGTTTTGAACCAAGCACCGGCAAGGGGCCGCTGCTGCGCGGGGAAACCGGCCTTCTGGAGCCGCTCGCCCCGGCAAAATTCGTGGTGCATACCTGCAAGAGCAAGTCCGGCCTGCCCATACGCGGCGGGCTGGCGCGCGCAGCCGCCTGGGCGTGGCTTTTCAAGAACTTTGACCTCAAGGCGTGGGTGCTGTTCGCGGAAATTTACGGGCATCCCCTGCGCGTGGGCAAGTACGGCCCGTCAGCCACGGAAAAGGACAAGCAGACCCTGCTGCGCGCCGTGCGCAACATTTCCTCCGACCATGCGGCCATTGTGCCGGATTCGATGGTGCTGGAGTTCATCGACGCCAAGGCGCAGGGCAACGTGCAGGTGTTCCGACAGCTTGCCGAATACCTGGATATGCAGATTTCCAAGCTGGTGCTGGGCCAGACCGGCACCACGGACACGGGCAGCCGTGTGGGCACGGCTGACGCCCATGAGCGCGTCCGGGCGGACATTGAGAAGTCCGACGCCGACCAACTTGCAGCGACGCTCAACCGCGACGTTGTGCGCCCCCTCATTCTGCTCAATTTCGGCGAAGGCCGCGCCCTGCCGCGCCTTAAAATCTTCCGGCCCGACGAGGAAGACCTGGACGGCATGACAGACCGCCTTGCGAAACTGGTTCCTCTGGGCCTCAAGGTGGGCATGAGCGAGACGCGCGACCGTCTGGGATTCCCCGACCCCGGCCCGAACGAGGAATGCCTGGGCGCGCCTGCCGCCGCCTTGGAGCCGGGGCGGGGCAATGAAGGCGACATGAATGAAACCGCGCCTGAAGGCGCGCACGGGCGAGGCAGGGGACATGCCGCGCATAGACGCGCGTCGGCCCCGCAGGGGAGCGCAGCGGAAAACCGCGTTTTTCCGCAAGCGATGGCGAGCGCCCCGCAGGACGCGGGGCCGAGCCGGGACTGGATAGACGATTTGATCGACGAGACCCTTGACGGCTGGCGTCCGCTCACCGAGCCGCTGGTCAGGCCCGTGCTGGAGCTGGCCGACCATGTTTCCAGCTTCGCGGACTTTGAGGAGGGGCTTGCCGCGCTGGCCATGGCGCAGGACACGCGGGAAATTGCGCTGGCCCTGGGCCGCGCCCTGTTTGTGGCGCGGGCGGCGTCGGAGAAGATGAATGCCTGAATTGCCCTTTCCGAGTATCCCGGACAGCGAGGCCATAGCGGCCCTGGAGCGCCGGGGTGTGCGCTACCGCCCGTCCGGGCACTGGACGGAAATGTGGCAGAATGCCCACCAGACGGCCTTTACCGTGGCACAGTCCGCAGGCTTTGACGTGCTGAAGGACATTCACGGGGCATTGCTTCGCGCCATGTCCTCCGGCCTCACGTTCGAGCAGTTCAGAAAAGAGCTTACGCCCGTCCTTCAGGCCAAGGGCTGGTGGGGCGTGGCCTCCCGCGTGGACGACCTTACCGGCGAAGTGCGCGAGGTGCAGCTCGGCAGTCCGCGCCGGCTGCGCACCATCTTTGACGTGAATCTGCGCGTTTCCGCCGCCCAGGGCGATTGGGCGCGACAGCAGCAAGTCAAGGAGGAGCGCCCCTTCCTGCGCTATACGGCCATCCTGGACAACCGCGTCCGCCCGCAGCACCGCCGCTGGCACGGCACCATCCTGCCCACGGACCATCCCTGGTGGAAGACGCATTATCCGCCCAACGGCTGGCGCTGTCGCTGCAAGGCCATGAGCGTGAGCGCGGACGATATTGCCGACAATGGCTGGGAGGTCGGCGAACCGCCGGATGACGGGACAACCGCCTGGGTGAATCCGCGAACGGGCGAGGTCATGGACGTGCCGCGCGGCATTGATCCGGGCTGGGACTACAACCCCGGCGACACGGACGCCGCCGCGCATGCCGCCAAGGCGGCCATGGACAAGCTGGCCGACTATCCGCCACGGCTCGGCGCAGCCGCCGTTCCGGCCCTGGCCTTCGCCTTCCCGCAGGTGGAACGGGAGCTTGCCGAGTGGATAGAAGGCATAGCGGCCCAGGCGGAGGCCGGACAGTTCCACGCCACGGGGGCGCGCCGCATTGTGGGGGCCTTTGGCGATGACGTGCTGACGTTTCTTGAGGAAAGACAGATTCCAATTTCAACGGCTGCAATTTCTATCGGTGATGCGGATGTGCTGCATGCACTACGGTCCACAAAGGTTGCTCCTTTGCCCGTAGATGTATGGAAGAAACTGCCCACGCTCTTGACCAATCCGACAGCAATTTACTGGGATTTGAAGAAACCCGGTCTGATCTATGTATTTGAGATGCCCGACGACAACGGAAAGGTCGTTGTCCTCATTAACCACCAGACGCGCGTTGAGCGAGTTCGGGCTGTGGTCAATACCGTGCGTACAGGCCGACGCATCAAAACACTTGACGAATTTAATGACAGGAAACGCTATGACAGGATTCGTTAAAGATGCCGAGTTCGGGGGGAGTACGCGACGCTCCTTTCGCGATGCCGCATGGCGGCTATCCAAACCAGTCGCGATTTCACGGCGGCCCCGAACCCGGTCATTTCTTTCAGGTTAGCGGGATAATATGGAGAAAGCAAGCTTGTATTGCCCCTACAGGCTATTTTTTCTCCATGCGGGACAACTGGCTGGAGTGGGTATCCCTGTTCCACCCCAGGATGTCCGGCCCATCTTCCCAACCAGTGCCAGCAACGGGTTCCGGTTTTGGAGCAGGCGCATCGGGCGGCGTTGAGTCTGCCACAGCACGGCTCTCTTCGTTATTGTCAGGCATGTTATCGTCTCCTTTGACGAATTTTAGAGTGGGAAAACGACAATAGATAACACTCCAAAGAATGTGGAAAGGAGCAGTAATGCTGAAAGTATTTTTAGCCGCTTTCCTCTTTGGTTTATTTCTTCTTGATGACTAAAACAAGATTCGTGAAGGAACTTGACGACCTTGATTCTGAAACATTCCGAATTTTCCTGGTTTTCTAGCGAACGTGCAAGTTCATACATTTGTTTGAAATTTCCAATATCTCTGTGCTGTTTACCCCTCAAAGACAAAATACCCATACTGAACGTACACAAAGACAGGGCAACAGCGATAAGCCAAAGGGCAAGAAACAATATCTGGTGAGTGCCTGCATCCCATAATAGTAATTTTTTATTGGTAAAAGCAGTATCGCCAGCTACTATTAGAACGGTAATCATCACGGTCGAAAGCCATAGATATGTTTTGAGAAGTGAACACTGGAATGCTCGTGTATCAATGGACAGTGACTTGTATTCTGTTCTGGCAATATCAACGATCAGATCAAGGTCTTTTTCAAAGCTGTTTTTTTGCATACACGCTCCCTTTTTTACGAAAACTAGCCTACGGGAGAAAAATGGGCAAGGGCGTCTGGACAGGGGAAAACTCAAATTTCGATTCTGAAGCGCGTTTTGCTCCCGATACGCCCTCACGCCCGCAAAAGATATTTGCTCGCCCCGTAAACGGGCGGTAAACGGCTTAATTTCGACGTGGGGCGCACCGCCCCAGCCTACCTTGCCCCAAGTCTCTCCCGAAGGCCACCCCCCGAACTTCTTCGGGCAGGATTGCCAGGCCCGTTGCTGCTTACAACAGGGCCATGCAGAAACGCCATGCGCCGACCGTTACGACGCAGAAAGTTACGGTCGGCGACAGCAAGGAGTTACGCAGATGACAGCCAACGCCGCTGCTGTCGCTATCCGTAAGCCCGCCAAGGCGGGCAACGGCTACCGCATCGCCATCCATACCGCCGAGCTGCGTCCCGCACGGGGTACGGCCCCCGACCGCATCCAGCTCCTGCCTTCAGGTTCATTCCAGGGGCGGGACGGTCGGGGGCCGTATGTTCTGGCGGACGCCTCCGCCGTCATTGCCGCGACGCGGGAGCATTTCGGCAAGGCCGACATTCCGCTGGACTACAACCACCAGACCGAGCTTTCCACGCAGAACGGCCAGCCCGCCCCGGCTGCCGGCTGGATCACGGAGCTGACCGCCGAGGCGGACGGCATCTGGGCGCGTGTGGAATGGACCGAGCGTGGGGCGGCCGCCGTGGCCAGCCGGGAGTTTCGCTATGTCTCGCCCGTGTTTTTCCATGACGAGGCGGGCAATGTCCTCATGCTCTGTTCGGCGGCGTTGACCAATATTCCCAACCTCGACCTGAAGGCTTTGTCCGAGCAGGACAAAGCGCCAGCCGTTGCGACGCAGGAAGCTACGGATGGCGACAGCAACAGGTTGCGCAGCAGTACATTCAACGAAACTGCTGTCGCTATCCGTAAGCGGGAAAGACCCGCTAACGGCTACCGCAACCGCGCCGCGTCCGGCGCGAAGGAGTGTCGCATGGAGTTCAAAGAAGCCGTGGCCCAGGCGTTGGGCCTTTCCGCGTCCGCCAGCGAGGTGGACATCATCGCCCAGGCCAGGGCCAGTCATGAAGCCGTCATGCAGGCGGGCAAAGCGCTCAATGCCTCCGACGGTCCGGCGGGCCTTGTGGCGGCGGCGCAATCCGTGGCCGGCAGGCTGGCCCTGGCCGAGAATCCCGACCCGTCCAAGTTCGTGCCCATGGCCATGCACGAGGCGACAACCAAGGAGCTGGCCGACCTGAAGGCGGCACAGGCCAAGGCCCAGGCCGAGGCGCTTGTCAAAGAGGCGCAGGCCGCCGGCAAGCTGACCCCGGCTATGGAACAATGGGGCCGCGCCTATGCCGCAGCGAATCCGGAAGGCTTCAAGGCGTGGATGGCGTCGGCTCCCAACCTGACGCCCGGCGGCGGCGCGGATTCTCACGCAACGGCTGCCGCACCCGGCGACGGGGCGGCGCTGACTGCGGAACAGAAGGCCATCTGCGCGGCCTTCAACCTCGACGAAAACGACTACCGCAAGGAGCTTTCCCATGACCAAGCTGGCAAGTGACCGCAACACCAAACACCGTGAAGGCATCCTGCTGGGCCTGGAGGCCGGGGAGGAGATTTTCGGCGGGAGCATGGTCGCGGTCAACGCGAACGGCCAGGCCGTGCCCGCCACGGCGTCCGGCAAGGATTGCGTGGGCGTGGCCCGGCACCATGCCGCCAAGGGAGAACAGGTGCGCGTGCGGCGCGGCACGTTCAACTTCGCAGACGACGCGGGCGACATTACCCGCGCGGACATTGGCGTCACCGCCTATGTGGTGGATGACCAGACCATCACCAAAACCAAGGCCGAAGGCGTGAGCGCCGTTGCGGGCATCATCCGCGACGTGGATTCCGACGGCGTTTGGGTTGAAATGTAGGAGCTTGCCATGATTATCAACAGGGACAACCTGAACTATCTGTACACGGGCTTCAACATGGCCTTCCGGGAAGGGTTGGGCATGGCCGAGAGCCAGTGGGACAAAATCGCCATGTCCATTCCCTCGGCCACGGCTTCCAACACCTATCCCTGGCTGGGCAAGCTGGACGGTATGCGGGAATGGATCGGCGACCGCATCATCGACAATCTGACCCTGCACGACTACACCATCAAGAATCTGCCGTTTGAAAAGACGGTGGGCGTCAAGGGCACGGACATTGAGGACGACCTGTTCGGAATGTACAAGCCCATGTTTCAGGACCTGGGCGCGCAGGCCGCCATCCATCCCAACCAGCTTGTCTTCAATGCCCTCGCAAGCGGGCATGAGAAGCTGTGCTTCGACGGAAAGCCCTTTTTCTCCAAGGAGCATCCCGTGGGCGAAACCAAGGTCTCGAACCTCCTCGCCCCGGCCTCCAATCCCAAGACGCCCTGGTATCTGCTCTGCACCCGCAGGCCCATCCGTCCGCTGATTTTCCAGCGGCGCAAGGACTACAACTTTCAGCGTATGGACCGCAACACGGACGCCAACGTCTTCATGCGCGACGAATACATTTACGGAGTGGACGCCCGCGTCAACGTGGGCTTCGGCCTCTGGCAGCTCGGCATACGCTGCACCAAGGAACTGACCAACGAAACCTATGCCGAGGCGCGGTCCATGATGGCCTCCTACCGCAACGAGGCGGGCGTGCCCCTGGGCCTCATGCCCAACCTTATTGTCGTGCCTCCCACGCTGGAAAGCGCCGCGCGCAAGGTGGTCGTCTCGGCCATTGCCGCCAACGGCGCCACCAACGAATGGGCGGGCAGCGCCGAGCTGCTGGTTTCGCCCTGGCTGGCGTAGCGGGAAAGGCCATGCCCTACGCCACGGAAGAGGATATGCGGGTTCGGTTCGGCGCGGCAGTGCTTGAGCAGCTTTGTCCGCCGGACATGCCCGACCCCGAAGGCCCGGAGGGCGACGGCGGGCCGTCACTTGCCGCCGCCCTGGCCGACGCCTCGGAGACCATCGACGCCTATGCCGCCGCACGGTACACCGTGCCGCTCAATCCCATTCCGGCTCCGGTGCGCCGCTGGTGCTGCGACATTGCCCGCTGGTATCTGGACCGCGCCAAGACAGACCCGGCGGTGCTCAAGGCATACGAGGACGCTATGCACGGCCTGGCGGACATGGCGAAAGGCGTTCTTGTTTTCCAGTGCGAGGGCGTGGCCGCCCAGGAAACGCCCGCCGGGCAGGTGGATATGAGCGGCCCGCGTCGGCTGTTCAGCATGCAGGGGATGCGGGGCTACTGATATGCGCGTCAGCATTGAGCACGGCAAAATCAGCGTCCTCCCCTCGGCTGCGCTTGTGCGTTTCAACAGCACGCTCACCCAGATACACCGGGAGCTGGGCCATGCCTATCAGCTACTTGTCCAGCAGGGCTTTGAAGCGGAGCGCAGCCCGGCGGGCGCGCCCTGGAAGCCGCTGTCTCCTGCCACGGTCAGGCGGCGCGGAAACGCGCATCCCATCCTGCGCGTGTCCGGACGCCTGTCCCGCACCCATCTTCAGGCTGACGAACGCGCCGCCGTGGTGGGAAGTAATCTGGTCTATGCCGCGATTCATCAGTATGGCGGCGTCATTGAGCGCAAGGGCGGCGTGGCGCGGCTGCACTTCAAAAAGTTCAGGAGCGGCCCGCGCAAGGGCAGAACGCTTTTCAGCAAGGCACGGCAAGCCACCTACGGCATGACAGCCACGGTGAAGCCGTATTCCATCCGCATCCCGGCCCGGCCCTGGCTGTTCAACCCGGACGGCACCATTCCGCAGTCCTGGCAGGAACGGCTCAAGAAAATTGTCCTGAAACATTTGACCGCTGGAGACGCCTGATGCCCCTGCTGACAGACATACGCGACGCGGCCTGCGCGCTGCTCACGACGGCCTGCCCTTCCGCTGCCCGCGTGGAGGGCTTCGCCGGCCCTATTGACATGGACGGCATAGCCCGCCGCAACGTGCAGTATGCCGACAAGGGACTGCTTTTCGTGGCTATCGGCGATGCGGCAAATGCCGCTGCACCCGACTCTCTGGATTTCGACATGGCGGGGAGCTTCGCCGTGCTGGCCATAGCCCGCAACGCGGCCCGCCCCACGAAGAACGAGGACACGGCCCTGGTGCTGGCGCAGAAGGCGGCGCACGCCCTGCACGGCGCAACCTTCGGCCTCGCCGGCGTTTCTCCGGCCCGCGTCACCACGCTGGAACCCTTGGAGCATGATGACGAGAAGCTGGCGGCGTCCGGCATCCGCGTCTGGATGCTCACCTGGGAGCAGCGTTTTGTCTTCGGAGAGGAAGCATGAGCATCCATGACGCCCTGAAGGCCGCCGCCGTGGATTGCGCCGCCGAGCTGGACCTGCCCCTGGGCTGGGAAGGCGACGTGTTTACGACGCCCGCCGGGCCGCACCTGAAGGGACGCATTGTTTACGGCAAGGAAGAAGCGGCGTCCCTGGGCACCAACGGACTGACCCGCACCGAGGGCGCGCTGCTTTTGACCGTGGCGCTCTTCGCGGGAGGGGATGGCGCCGAGAGCGTCGCCGTGTCCCTGGCCCGCGCCGTGGGACGCTGTTTCCCGCGCGGGCGCGGCATTGAGGCTGCTGCCGGGGAAATCGTCTTCGGCACGCCCACGGTCACGAACACAGACATGGACGGCGCGCGCATCCGCGTCACGGCCCGCCTGCCGTTCTATGCGATACACGAAGGAGCCTCGGAATGAAAATCGCCCACGCTTCGCGCCATGCCATTGCCTATGTGCTGGAGGAGGAACACGGCGTCACGCCTGACAATCCGTCCATGGCATATCTGCGCAACACAAGCTGCACCCTCAATCTGACGCGCGATTCCTTCACCAGCGAGGAACTGCGCAAAGACCGCCAGATTTCGGACGTGCGCACCGGCACGGACCAGATAGGCGGAGCCATAGGCTTCGAGCCGTCCTTCGGGGAATTCGACGCTTTTCTGGAGGCCGTCCTTGCCGGCACCTGGACAGACGACGTGCTGACAGCGGGCGTGGAGGAGCGCAGCTTCACCATTGAGCGGCAGTTCACGGACATTGAACAGTATGTCCGCTATCGTGGCTGCTTCGTCAATCAGTTCTCCCTCAACCTCCAGCCCAACGCCATGATGACAGGCAGCTTTGAGATTGTGGGGCTGTCAGGAGAGACAGCCGACACGCCCCTCACCGCCTCTGTGGCGGCCTCCAGGACGGGGCGCGCCTATGACACTTACTCCGGCGAACTTCGGGACGGAGACGACACGCTGGCCGTGGTCACGGGGCTTGAGTTCACCTTGAACAACGGCATCCAGCCGCAATTTGTGCTGTTCCAGCGTGCCGCGCCCTTCGTGACATGGGGCCGCTCCAACTGCACGGGCACGCTCACGGCCTTTTTCGAGGATGCGCGCATGATTCAAAAGTTTCTGGATGAAACGCCGGTGGATCTGCATTTCACCATCGGGCGTCCGCAAGATGGCCAGTACCAGTTCACCTTGCCGCGCATTCTCTACACCGGCACGGAAAACAACATGGAGCAGGACGGCCCCATATCCATTTCCATGCCCTTCCAGGCCGTGCTCGACCCGGAAGCAGGCACAAACATCAGCATCAAGCGGCTCGCCGCCGCGTAGGAGCGCGCATCATGGACAAGAGCATTGACCTTGCTTCTCTGGACACGGCCGCCCTCTGTGAACAGGGTGCGGAACTGGAGCTGCGGCATCCCAAGACGGACAAGGGCATGGGCGTGTTCATCACGCTTGTGGGCATTGATTCCCGCACCTACCGCAAAGCGCGGGCGGAAATGATTGACCTTCAGCTTGCCCAGCGCGGCAAGCTGGACTTTGACGAACGCCAGGAAAACACCGTGAGCGTGCTGGCGGCCTGCACCACGAACTGGCGCAACGTGGTTCTGGATGGGAAGGAACTGCCCTGCACTCCTGAAAACGCCCGTACTCTCTACACACGCTTCCCCTGGATACGGGAACAGGTGGACGCCTTCACCTCCGACCGGGGAGCCTACCTCCCGGACTGACTGCCGGCCTCGCGCGGGCCGTCGCCGCGCAAGTGAAGCTGTCGGCGGGCAATCTGCTGGACCATGTCCGGCAATACGCCAGGCAGTGCGGCGTAACCCTGCGCGAGGCCTTGGAGAAATACGGGCTGGAGGAGCCGGAAGTGCCGGCGGCCGGCGCGGACTTTTGGACATGGTTCTGGGAGCTGGCGGACGGTAGGGGCGGCAACGGTTTCGGGCCGTTGCCCCTCTCCTGGCAGGACATGGACGCCTGGGCGCGCATCAGCGGCATTGAATTGCAGCCCTGGCAGGCCCGGATACTGCGGGCCATGGATGCGGCATGGCTGGAGGCGGCGGAAGCCGCTCGCTCCAAACTTCAAGGGAAATAAGGCATGGCGACCACGCAGGGCATTGACTACCGCATAGCCGTCGAGGGCTCCCGCCAGGCCGTCACCGACCTTGCAGCCGTGGATGCGGAACTGCGCCGGGCGGGCACGGGCGCTGACCGAGCCTCCGCCGCATTCGGCAGGCTTTCCCGTTTCGCCAGCACGTCCCATGTTTCCCGACTGGCCGAGACCTTCCGCGAGACGGGCGTGCAGGTCAATTTCGCCTCCCGGCATATTGACGACCTTGCCGCCCGCATGCAGCGCGTGGCCAGGGAAAACGCCTTCCGCCGTCTGGCGAGCGACGCCAACCTTTCGGCCACGCAGATGGCGCGGCTGCGCGCGGGCATGGGCGACTATGCCGGTGCGTTCCGTTCTTTGGGGCAGGCAAGCCTTGCGGCCAAGGCGGGCATTGCCGGCGTGGCGCTGTCGCTGGCGGGCTTCCAGAAAGCCGCCCTGGAATCCTACATGGCCATGGAGCGCACCAAGCAGGCATACAGCGCCATCTTCGGGGCCGGGGCCGACAGCCAGCTCCAGATGGTCTATGAGCAGTCCAAACGCGTTGGCCAGGAATTCATGAGCAGCGCCGAGGCCGCCAAGACGTTTTTCGCCGCCGCCCGTGATTCCGGCCTCTCTGCGGACATGAACCGCATTTACCAGTCTGTCACCAATGCCGGCGCTGCCTTACAGCTTTCGGGCGAGCAGATGCACGGCGTTTTCCTGGCCCTGGGCCAAATGGTCAGCAAGGGCAAGGTGCAGGCCGAGGAATTGCGCGGTCAACTTGGCGAACGGCTCCCCGGCGCATTTCAGCTCGCCGCAAAAGCTATGGGCATGACCACGGCGGAACTGGACAAGTTCATGGCCGACGGCAAGCTCACGGCGGATGACCTGCTGCCACGGCTGGCCGACGTGCTTCAGGAGAAATTCGCTGGCGCGGCGGAAAAGGCTGCGGACACCGTGCAGGGGCGGCTCAACAACCTTTTGACCGAGTGGGAGCGCTTCAAGCAGAACCTCGCCGCCTCCGGCCCGGCAATGTTCGTCATGAAAATCGTTACGGAAGGGCTGGAGGGCTACAACAAAGGCATGGATGCGGCGGCGCAGCGCGCGGCGGCGCTCAAGTCCCTGAAGGCCAGAGGCATAGCGCCTGCCGGAACGCATACGGATATTTCCGTGACCGGGCTGGAAACTTCGAGCGCCGTATTTACCGAGGAACAGATACGGGGAGAAATAGCCCGCATTCAGTCCGAAGGAGAAGACTTCGCTGGCGTTGCCGCCCTGATTACGGAGCAAACGGCGGCGGCTGAAAAAAAGCTCGCTGATGCCCGGACCGCTTTCGGCGCTGCCCT